CATCGTAAGATTGAGTTCGTAAAAGAAAAGAACTTTAGTAAAATAAAAGCTTGACTTTAACTGAAACGTATGGTATCATACACTTTATAAATTAGAAAACCGAGAGGAAATATATTATGGAATTATCCGACACAACCCTGAGTGTTCTCAAGAACTACTCTACTATTAACCCGAACATCGTTATAACCGAAGGTTATCAACTGAAGACTATTTCAGTCGCACGTAATGTTCTATCTACTGTTGAACTCACTGAGAAGTTCCCACAGTCATTTGGAATCTACGACCTGAATGAGTTTCTAAATGTTTTGTCCCTAGTGGACTCACCACGACTCAAGTTCGAAAAGGACTATGTAACCGTGGGTGATTCAACTGGACGTTCTTCTGTGAAGTACTTCTTCTCTGACCCAGAGATGTTGACCTCGCCTGGCAAGACTATTAACATGCCAGAAGCAGAAGTTAATTTTGTACTAGATACAGATACGTTGTCAAAAGTAAAACGTGCTGCCGCAGCTTTAGGTCATGATGAGATTTCTATCACACCTACAACTGGTGCAATTCGTTTATCTGTCATTGACAGTAAGGACGCAACAAGTAATGCATTCTCTATTGACGTAGAGGGTACATACCCAGATGATGTTGATTTTAACTTCATCATGAATGTTGGTAACATAAAAGTTGTCAANGAAGANTTTGACGTAGGTATCAGTTCGAAACTTATTTCAAAATTCGCAAGTAAGCAATCCACGATTGAATACTTTATTGCACTAGAAAAAACATCTAATTACGGAGCATAAAGATGGCAAAAGCACAACAAGCAGAAAAAGACCACTCTTCAATCTATGAACTCGGCAATCGAGTTTCTCGTTCAACGGTAGCAGTTATTGATACTGTAGTCCAACGAGGCGGATTCAAGGGTGAAGAACTATCGACTATTGGTCAGTTAAGAGACCAAGCGGTTCAGATTATTCAACTATGTGAGGAGTATCAATCCGCACAAGGTGTTGATGAGTAAACGTTACCTTTCTGGTGACGTGGGGGTGAGAGAGTTCCTTTCCTTTCCACCCCCGAATTTTCTTGACAATTTGTTTCATATAGTGTACAATGTACATTATTAGAAACACTTATTTTATTATGGAGACAACATGTCCAAAGAATTCTTATGGGTCGAGAAGTATAGACCCCGACTAATCGGAACTACGGTTCTGAATCAAAACCTCAAAGACACATTCCAAAAGATTGTGGACACTGGGGAAATCCCTAACATGATGTTTACTGGTACTGCGGGTACTGGTAAAACCACGATTGCACGTGCAATCTGTGACGAACTGAACATTGACTATATTGTCATCAACGGTTCTGAGGAGGGTAACATTGATACCCTTCGTGGAAAGATTAAACAGTTCGCTTCGTCAGTCTCTCTCTCAGGCGGTTACAAGGTTGTAATCCTTGACGAAGCGGACTACCTTAATGCACAGTCAACCCAACCCGCACTTCGTGGGTTCATCGAAGAGTTCTCTCAGAACTGTCGATTCATTCTGACGTGCAACTTCAAGAACAAAGTAATCGAACCTCTACACTCTCGTTGTAGTGTGTATGAGTTCAACACATCTAAAAAAGAAATGGCACAGTTGTGCAGTGAGTTTATGACTCGACTACAAATCATCCTAGACGGTGAGGGTGTCAAGTACAATAATGACACCATTGCAGGACTGATTGGTAAGTATGCACCNGACTGGAGACGTGTACTTAACGAAGCACAACGTCATTCTATCTCTGGTAATTTGGACACTACAGTACTCATTAATGATAATAATAGTAACTATAGTGGTCTTTTCCTATCACTAAAGAACAAAGACTTCAAGAAGATGCGGTCATGGGTTGTCAACAATATGGACACAGAACCCGCTGCAATATTCCGTGGTATCTATGACTCTATGGAAGGAAAGGTTGCACCCATGTCCATACCTCAACTGGTCTTAATACTCGCTGATTATCAATACAAGAATGCGTTTGTTGCTGACCATGAACTAAACCTTGTTGCATGTCTAACAGAATGCATGGCAAACGTGGAGTTTGTATAATGGCTATGAGTAAATTCCCAAGGGAATTCCCAAGACTTATTCGTAATGCGTTACAAACGCCTGACGGTACTATAATAGAATCTAAAACTCGACACGACTATGTGACCCATGTAGACGCTCTGTCTGGTAAGACCTATATGGTCGATGGTGGTCTTGCTTATGTAAGACGGTCTAGTCATGCAGACCAAATTGATATGTGTCTGTATAACAATGAACCCCATAAGGTACAAAGTGAGTTACTCACGTGGGGAACATACGGCAAAGATGGTAAACAACCATTGCAGTACAAGACTATTGCAGAGATGGAAACGGAACACCTTCAAGCAGTTATTGAGATGCGTGGTATCTGTCCTATCAGACGTGCTTGTATGAAAGAAGAGTTAAGACTGAGGTTGTTATAAATAATCTCATGGACAAACTCTGGACTATATGGAAACACGCCCTTGGNTCTTTTGATGAAGAAGACGGGTATGATGCGACCAACGAGAACCACATCTCATACATTCGAACGTTCATTGTTCTTTCTAACCTCGCTTGTGTATATCTTATAATGATTAATATTATTGTGGGATGGTTATGAGTAAGTGGTGGAGAATTTGGGCAAAGAGTCTTGGTGAGAAAGTCGGAGAGACTGACCAACAAGCAAACACCATAGCAGTCATTCGGACTGTTTGGTGGTTTACACACATGGCAACATGTATCTTTATTATTTTAAATGCGATAGCAAATCACGGGTGGAATTTAATATGAATTATCAAACAGACGTAGAAGATTTTATGGAAGCAGGAGAGCAAGACTTTCCTGACTTTGCAGGGATGAAGAGTAAACAAGCAAAACTCTACATGGATTTAATTACCGAAGAATACAACGAAACGTGGCAAGCGTTTAATGTTGATAAGAATATCGTAGAAGTTGCAGATGGTCTTGCAGATATGGTATGGGTCATCATGGGTATGGCATCAACACTAGACATTGACTTCGATGATGTGTGGAACGAAGTGAAGGCATCCAATATGTCTAAGTTTGTTAACGGTAAAGTTGTCAAGGACAAGAACGGAAAGATTATGAAACCCGATGGTTACTTCCGTCCAGATATAGCAAAGGTACTCTCATGATGTATTTAAGAAACAGACCAGATATTTTAGAAGAACTTGGAACAGACAAGTATGGAAATCGTGTTCACAAGGATACGGGTGACTATGTTGTTATCATAGCAAGTTCTAAAGAACCAACAGAACATAAACCAGTAACCATGGTTAAAGTAAATAATGAATGGTTACCCAAACAGATGGAATTAGATTTTGGATAAGTGGGATATAGCACACATGAAGACCGCAAAAGTTTATGCGAGTCTGTCTAGTGCTAGAAGACTACAGGTTGGTGCGGTTATTGTAAGAGATAATCGAATCATCTCTATAGGATACAATGGTATGCCTAGTGGTTGGGATAACAATTGCGAATATGAAATCGGGGCATACGAACTCAATAAAGAAGGTTACTACGCAGAACTAAAAACTAGACCAGAGGTAATACATGCGGAATCGAACGCAATCACAAAGGTTGCAGCGTCAACGGAACAGACGAAGGGTGCAGTTCTATACACTACCCACGCACCGTGCGTTGACTGTGCCAAACTTATCCACCAGTGTGGAATCGAACGAGTCGTTTATGGAGAAGATTATCCCAAAGGAACAGAAGGATTGACTTTCCTAGACAAGTGTGGTATAATAGTTGAAAATCTCGGTACGTAACCTTAGTTGGTATCGCAGAAGAAAATACGGTTATCCCTCTACCAAGAAGGGTAATCTAATTGATATTTATGTGTGAGAAACAATGAACCCTTTTAATTATGTAAACAGTATCAATCTATCCAAGAAGGATATTATGATTACTCCCGAAGATGAGAAAGCATACAATTCTTTTATGGTCAACCGTAGTCTATCGTACTTCTCAGATACCGCTGTTATCGCAAATGAGATGAATCGATACCACCACCTAGACTCACGTCTGCAATATCAGTTTCTTATAAATATAATTAGAAAGCGGAAACGCTTCTCTAAGTGGGTAAAACCTGAATTAGAAAATGACCTTGAGTCGGTGAAAGAATACTATGGATACAGCAATCAAAAAGCTAAACAATGCCTACCCCTTCTTACACCTTCTCAATTAAAAAATATAAAAGAAAAGGTGAATAAAGGTGGAAGAAAGTAATTTAGTAAAATGGGCACCTGTGAATATGTTAGAGGTAACTCTAGCAGAACCAGATGACTTCCTAAAAGTGCGTGAGACTCTGACCCGTATTGGTGTCGCTTCACGTAAAGACCAAAAACTATTTCAATCCTGTCATATACTACATAAACAGGGACGATACTATATTGTCCATTTTAAAGAACTGTTCATGTTAGACGGAAAGAAAGCAAACCTAGAAGAGAGTGACGTACATCGTAGAAATACAATTGCAACACTATTATCTGACTGGGGATTGGTAGAAATACAGAATAAAGAGGTGTGTCAAGAATGTGCCCCTTTACGACAGATTAAGATAATCGGTTTCAAGGATAAAGCAGAATGGGAACTTTGTCCTAAGTATAATATAGGCAATAAATGAGCCAGTGGATATTTAACAAATTATCCCCTTATGCTGTTAAGTTCAGAGAGTGGTCTAAAGATAAACTCTGGGTAAAGATTCCTTTATGGATTCTTATCGCATGGATGTTAGGTATCTTTAATCCCTATTGGTGTGTGTACCCTGTTTGTTGGATTCAGTAATGTTCGAAGAACACAGAGAAGAGATTCGCAATAAGAAACACTGGTGGTCTACTATAGACTTCGATTGGGATTGGAATCAAATGTTGAATCTCGTTGATACTCACCCCGAAAAACTATATGACTGGAATCGTGAGAAACAACGACTAGGACTGAACTCTTTTCACAAGAGACCTTCTGCACCTAGTTTCGCTAAAGATATTGTTACAGAGATGGAAGACTTCTTTGTAAACCCCGCACCAAAGAAAGAAAAATATACAAAGGGAGCACCCCAAATCACGAACATTTCGTTTGTCGGGTTTGGACAATTTTCTGGGTCATATCCCAGACATGCAGACAGTATGGATGTCTTCTTGGTTCAAGTAATCGGTGAGTGTAAAATCACTATCGGTGAAGAAGAAGAACCAAGGAACAGTGACGAAACAACTATAATGATGCCAGGCGATTGCGTTTGGATTCCAAGAGGAACATGGCATCATCTACAACCTTCGGTGTCACGTGTTACTTTCTCATTTGGATTTGAGAGTGATATGGACACTGACCCAAAATACTTTATATAAGTCTTGAATTAGAAGAATTAATTCTTATATATAGTAGTGTGTTACAATAGTGTAACACATGCGTGAATGCCGCTAGTCGGGTTCACGTTCATCTTGCTAAATTAATATAGGAGATAAAGCGACATGACAAATCTAAAAGTAGGTAAACAACTTTTCCCACGTTCGGCATTTATTGGTTTCGACCATTTATTTCAAGAACTGGAATACGCAACTAAACACGCTAACGACCATTACCCACCTCACAACATTGTGAAGACTGGTGAAGATGAGTTCGTCATTGAGGTAGCCGTTGCGGGATTCACACAGGACGAAATAAATGTTGAACAAAAAGAACGCTCATTGACCATTAGTGGTTCACATGAATCTAGAGACCGTGAAGTAATTCACAGAGGTATCTCTACAAAAGCGTTTAGGAGACAATTTAGACTTTCGGAGTATGTACTAGTTACTGGTGCTTCACTAAAAGACGGTATCCTTGCAGTTACATTGAAGACGGAAATCCCAAAAGAGAAGCAGCCTCGTTCAATTAAAATTTCTTAATTACGAGGATAAAATGAAAATGACAACCGATGCAAAACTTGAGCTTGGTTTGTTTGTAGGCACCATCGCACTGATGTTGACTGCACTACAACCACTACTCTAAAAAGCGATAGGAAGGGGGCGGTAACGTCCCCTTTTTTTTATGAAAGCATACATGATGGCAGACTTGAACAATCCAACTTCCGTGAGATACACGGAGATTGCACTCAAGTCGTGGGAAAACAAAACCCCCCTTGACATTGAAGTNGTTCAGTGTTACACCCCCAATACTATCTCAGAACTAGAACCTCTCTATAACTGGCAACCATTGTTACACCTTGGTCAACAGAAAGAGAAGTTATGTGCGTCACCTACTGAAAAGTCTGGAGACATTACCCACTGGCAGTTCATAAAGAAACGTTCAGAAAGTAAATCAAGGTTCTATGTACTAGAACATGATGCATATCTAGAAGATGCAGATGAGTTCAAACGACAATTTGATTTCACTATGGAACATGGATTGTCTTATGCAAATCATGGATTGTATATGTCTTGTTATTCTTTCTCAAGAGTTGCATCAATACACATACATGACTTGTTAACACAACGAGCATTCCCTCTAAATGGAGGCCCGTATGGATGTGTAGAAAGATTAGTAAAAACATACCTTACTGAAAAACCTGACCGCAAGGCAGAGTATACTTGGATGATGCACCATCCAAATACAGATAGAGTAAGTGTTGGACATTCCGCAGAAGAGATGTTTAATACATACAACTTTAAAAAACTAGACACCCCATTCAAACGTGCATCAACTCAGATTATATCTAAGTCTATAGGTATAACTCAGAACCATATTGGTCTAAGTATGTCCAAGAGAAAAGGTTTTAAATTAATTGATTAAAAAGCTTGACAAACCCCGTTGAGTTTAGTATAATAGATGTACTGGTTGGGAATTCGTGACCACTCGCCTAGGGAAGTTTGTGACTTGACGGTGATTAAGCGACTGCCTCCGTTACGACTGATTAACATATCAGTGATGGAGACGACATAAAGTGGATAACAAAGTCAGTAGAATTCAAACTTACCGAGTTACAAATGCGTAACAGTACAGTAAGGAGTCTTCCCCCCTAGAGGGTTGAAGGAAAGAACACTCTTAATAGGAGTCCCTCAAAGTAGCTTCAATCATTGATGATGGGGGTTTTTTTTGCCTTGACTTTCGTGTTATACTCCTGTATAATACAATCTTAACTTAGGAATTTATATGGATTTTTACACATCAATTGACCGTTACGGTAGTACCCTTTTATATCGGGGATACTCTGGTGGTCAACGAGTCAAGAAACGCATCCCGTTTAAACCGACACTATTTGTAACCAATCGTAACAAGAACAATGCAAGTTCTGGATGGACTTCACTAGAAGGTAATCCAGTTGAACCCATTGAGTTTGAGACTATGCGTGAAGCTACTGAGTTTCAGAAGCGATACCAATACGTGGAAAACTTCAAGGTCTATGGACAAAACAACTTCATCTCGCAATTTATTGCACAGAAGTTTCCGAACGATATTAAGTTTGAACGTGACCTCCCTGTTATTACTACAATCGATATCGAGGTTCAATCTGACCAAGGGTTTCCTGAACCTGACAAGGCAGACTATCCTGTTACTGCAATTTGTACCAAGTCCAACAAGGAAGAGTTCTTCCGTGTCTGGGGTCTAGGTGAGTATGACGCAAGAGAGAATTGTATATACACTCATTGTGATAATGAGTTGCAACTACTAGACAAGTTCCTTGACTACTGGCAGAATCATGGGTCACCTGATATTGTCACTGGTTGGAACAGTAAAGGATTTGATATCCCTTATCTTGTTAACAGAACAAGAAAAGTAATCGGTGAAGAGTCTACCAAACGTTATTCCCCATGGGGTGTTGTATCCTCACGTACTGTACGTGGTAAGATGGGTATGAAAGATGTTGAGACTTATGACCTTATGGGTATTGCACAGTTAGATTACTATGACCTGTTTCGTAAGTTTACTCTTAATACACTAGGTCAACAAGAGTCTTATCGACTCGACCATATTGCACACGTGGTGTTAGGTGAACGTAAACTCTCATATGAAGAACACGGTAATCTACACACACTATATCAAGAAGACCACCAGAAGTTTATTGACTACAACATTCGAGATGTTGAGTTGGTTGACTTGATGGAAGAAAAACTTGGATTGATTACACTTGCAATGACTATGGCATATCGTGGAGGTACTAACTTCGAAGAAGTGTTTGGTACGACCACTATATGGGATACTATCATTTATCGTATACTAAACCTACAGAAGATTGCAGTTCCATCCAAAGAAGAGAAACCCAAGGGTGACTTTGCGGGTGGTTATGTAAAAGAACCCCAAATAGGTTCGCATGATTGGGTAACGTCCTTTGACTTGAACTCTCTGTATCCAATGATTATTGTTCAATACAATATGTCACCTGAGACGGTAGTGGATGGTTTGGTTGATACTGACGTAGAACGTATGTTACAAGGTGTGACCAAGACCGATAGTAATTATGCGACTGCACCGTCTGGTGTCCGATTCCGTAAAGACAAGGAAGGTATTATTCCTAGTGTGATTCGACAGTACTATGCAGAACGTAAACAAATCAAACGTGAGATGTTGGACGCAAAACAAGAGTACGAACAGACCCCGACAAAGTCTCTTATGAACAGAGTTTCTACTCTGGATAACCAACAGATGGCAATCAAGATTCTTATGAACAGTCTCTATGGTGCGTTGGGTAATCGATGGTTCAGATACTTTGACCAACGTGTTGCAGAGTCCATTACCCTTGCGGGTCAGTTGTCTATTCTATGGGCAGAACGTGCAGTCAATAACGAGATGAATACTTTACTCAAGACTGACGAAGACTATGTGATTGCGATTGATACTGATTCGGTTTACCTACGTATGGGTGACCTAGTTAATAAGTTTCAACCAAAAGACCCAGTCAAGTTCTTGGACAAGATATGTTCCGAACACTTTGAACCTGTACTAACCAAGGCATACTCTGTACTTGCAGACTATACCAATGCATATGTGAATCGTATGGAGATGGGACGTGAGGTGATTGCATCTCGTGGGATATGGACTGCCAAGAAGAGATACATACTAAACGTCCACAACAATGAGGGTGTCCAGTATGCAGAACCAAAACTCAAGATTATGGGTATCGAAGCGGTTAGGTCATCTACCCCTATGGTTGTTCGTGATAAGATGAAAGAGATGTTTCACATACTTGTGAATGGTACTGAGGAAGAAACCCAGTCTTATATTCGTAAGTTCCGTAATGAGTTTTCCTCATTACCACCCGAAGACATATCATTCCCCCGTGGTGTTAATGATGTCAAGAAGTGGCATGACCGCAAGATGATATACAAGAAGGGAACACCTGTTCATGTGCGTGGTGCTTTGTTATATAACAAGTACACCAAGTCTATGGAACGTTATGAGACTATTAAGAACGGTGAGAAGATTAAGTTTGTCTACTTAAAAGTTCCAAATCCTATCAAGGAGAACATTATCTCATATCCACAGAATCTACCCAGAGAGTTGGGTCTCAACAAGTTTGTTGACTATGACAAGATGTTTGAGAAGTCGTTCTTATCCCCACTTGAACCTATTATGGATGCAGTCGGTTGGACTGCTGAACCTCAGTCATCACTGGAAGACTTTTTCGCATGATGACTCTCGACATCTGGGGGGACAATGTCAATTGTCTATCGGAGAAGGCTTTAAAACAGTTATATAGTAATTGTAAAGGAAATGCATACTCTGGTGGAGGTGGTGGCAAGTATCGCACCGCATTAAAGAACTCTGGCATGGACAGTAAGACGATAGATGAAAAGGTCAATAGAAAAGAGATAGATTCAAGTGGTGTCTTGATGTCTCATTTTCAAAACGTGTGGATAGAACAGAATGGTTTGTGTCACACTACAGGTGTTGAACTAGACGAAGAGTTGTTGTTTACGGGCGGACAGGATATTATGGCACCATCTGTAGATAGGATAGACAGTACAAAAGGTTATTTAGTCGGAAATATTAAGTTCGTACTGCGTGGTATTAATAGATTCAAACTGAATGCAACAGATGAAGATTTTGAGAAAATCATAAAACTTGTTGCGATATCAGTATGCAGAAAATTTAACTTGACATTTTAAGGAGACTATGGTATTATATACACAATGAAATATTCACTTACAATCTTTCAAAATACTTTTGACAACAAGACCCACCGAACTATGACGTTCGATTCGTGGGAAAAGTTCGTTGTATTGTTAAGTGAACTATATAATAAAAAAGGAGAAAAAGGTGGTAGAAATTCTAGTCCTCTTATTAGTCCTGCTGATTATATCACCGATACTACACGGTCTAATAAGAATGTTAATCGGTGGTCTGGTTGGTGTTGTCTTGACGTTGATGATTATATGGTACATACTGATTCCAATCGGAGTCCTGTTGAGTGCCTAAAACAACAACTACAAGAAAAGTATGGTCGATTTGAGTATGTGTGTTATAACACTGCATCATCTAGTGAAGACCAACCCAAGTTCAGATTAGTATTTCCCCTGACACGACAAGTTGATAGAAAAGACTTACCACACTTCTGGTTTGCTATGAACAAACAGTTTGAGGGTATGGGTGATGAACAAACAAAAGATTTATCACGGATGTACTATGTCCCTGCACAGTATCCAGATGCATACAGTTTCATGTTTACTAATGAAGGTGTACATCTTGACCCTGATATGTTGATGAATAAGTATTCGTTTGTTGAACCACAAGGTAATACTTTCATGGATAGATTACCACCTGAACTACAGAAAGCAGTCATGGAACATCGTAAGAATTCACTGGATAACACAGATGTCACTTGGACATCATATCGTGATTGTCCGTTCTTCCCTAGAAAGTTAGAACAAGAATATAGAAGTATCAGTACTACTGGTTGGTATCACAAGATGTATCAGATTATGATTGCAGTAGCTGGCAATGCAGTTGCAAAAGGTTATCCAATCTCTGCAACACAGATTTCAGAAATGTGTACTCAGTTAGACATGGAGACTGGTAACTGGTATGAGAACCGACCACTAAACAAAGAAGCAGACCGAGCATTGGAGTACATATATCGTAATGGATAAGTGGCAAGTAATACAAGGACGTAAGTCCGAGAAAGATAAGATACTGTTATATCAAGGTAAAGCAGTTTCTTTTCGTGACGTTGCAATGATGTGTATATTCTTTATGGAGAATGAAGACATACTATATCCACCATCCCGTGGTCTAAAAGGTGCGGAGATGTTTAAGGACTATATAAAGGAAGTATTAGAAAACAGGAAAGTTCCTACGGATAGTAAATATGCGATTAGAAAAAATCACGGAGTTGTGAAAGTATGAGAATATTAATTACTGGTGCAGCGGGTTTTATTGGTTCACATCTTGCAGACAATTTGTTAGATGATGGATTTGATGTTGTCGGACTAGACAACTATAATGATTATTATGACCCCGCACTTAAACGAGACAGAGTTGCATACTTTGGTCACCAAGTATATAAGGCAGACTTAAAAGAGTTTGATGAGGTAGACCGTGCATTTAATAAGTTAATGCCAGATGTGGTCATTCACCTTGCCGCACGTGCGGGTGTACGTGATTCAGTTGGTAATGAACAGTTGTATCACCAAGATAATATTATTGCAACACAGAATCTTATTCAAGTATGTAAGATGTATAAGGTTAAGAAAGTTCTCTATGCATCTACTAGTTCAGTCTATGGTGGAACACCTATTCCTCCTACTGGTTGGACAGAAGATGAAGTGACTGGTCACCAGTTAAACCCATATGCATACACTAAGTATTGTAACGAATGTCAGTTTAAAATCTCTGGACTAAACAATGTAGGACTAAGGTTCTTCACTGTATATGGCCCATGGGGTAGACCTGACATGGCACTGTATCAGTTTGCTGATTCAATCGTTGCGGGTGAATCTATCGAAGCATATAACTATGGGGAGATGAAACGTGACTTCACCTATGTCGGTGACATCATCGAAGGTATTAAATTAGCACTATTTGCCGACCTACCGTCTGGAGAAATCTTCAACATAGGTAGAGGTAAACAAGTAGAACTTATGCATTTTATTGATTGTATAAGTAAAGAATTGGGTAGAGATGTAGATGTAGTTCTCGCACCTCGACACCCCGCAGACACTCTAGAGACATGGAGTGATACTGCAAAACTAAGAGAACTAGGATATAAACCCAAAGTGAACATTGAAGTAGGTGTAGCAGCATTTATTAAATGGTACAAAGATTATTACGGAGTAAATTAATGAAAGCAGATAATGGTTTAAGAAACATAAATCCAGACGGAACACCAGAACAGGTACAATCAAGACTAAAGATTGGTATTGTAGGTCATGGATTTGTAGGGGGTGCAGTAGACTATGCGTTTACCCATCCTGAAATTGATATGTATTATGTTGACCCAAAACACAACACAACCATTGATGACTTAGTCGATTGGGAGCCACACGTTTCGTTTATTTGTGCCCCAACACCTATGTCAGAAGAAGGGTTCGTTGATGCATCTATTGTAGAAGACGCAGTGTTGAAACTATTGGAACACACCGAAGGTGGAGTTGTTGTTAAATCAACAATTACTCCAGATATTGTTGACCGTTTATATTCTTCAATCTTTGAAGACGATATCAAACGACTGACTATCAACCCTGAGTTCCTTACAGAATCAAATGCAAAAGAACAGTTTGTGAATGCAGAGTANCATGTTATTGGTGGNCACCCNGACGCATGTCAAGGTCTTGCACAGTTATATGATGTATACAGTCTATGTACTGCAACAGAGTATTTGTTCTGTTCTGGCCCTGAAGCGGCATTTATCAAGTATGGTGTGAACTCATTCCTTGCAACCAAGGTAACGTTCTTTAATCAGTTATATGATGCATCCGTTGGATTTGGTTGTAACTTCCCTACTATTGCAAATGCAATCGGTAAGGATAAAAGGATTGGTCTAGGTCACACACGTGTGCCTGGCTATGATGGTAAACGTGGATTTGGTGGTGCATGTTTCCCCAAGGATACAAAAGCATTTACTTTGTTCGACCCAAGCTTGACTTTAGTTGACAAGTGTGTTACTATAAACAATGAATTTCGTAATGGTTACGATTTAGATGAACGTGAGGAAATAAATAATGTCAAGTATGATGGACAAGCTGAAGAAGAACAGCAAAATAAAGACGACAGCGATACTGTCGGAGAGTAAATTTTTTACTGAACAAGATATGGTGCCAACCGATGTTCCAATGGTGAACGTTGCGTTGAGTGGAAGTATTGACGGTGGTATAACGCCTGGCTTAACAGTCTTAGCAGGCCCGAGTAAGCACTTCAAGACTTCATTTGCACTGCTAATGGCAGGAGCATATATGAAGGCAAAGAAGGACGCAATAATGCTCTTTTACGATAGTGAGTTTGGTAGTCCCCAATCTTACTTTGAGCAATTCGGAATTGATACCGCACGGGTGTTACATACACCCATCGCCAATGTTGAGGAACTGAAGTTCGACCTAATGGGTCAACTTGAGGGTCTTGACAGAAGTGACGATGTAATCATTGTCATTGATTCTATTGGCAATCTCGCATCCAAGAAAGAATTGGACGATGCGATTAACGAGAAGTCGGTGGCAGATATGTCCCGTGCTAAAGCATTGAAAGGTCTCTTTAGGATGTGTACTCCATATCTAACTATGAAGAATATCCCCATGCTTGCCGTCAACCACACATATAAGGAAATTGGACTATTCCCTAAAGACATCGTAGGTGGTGGTACTGGTATTTACTACAGTGCAGATAACATCTGGATTCTGGGAAGACAACAAGATAAACAAGGAACTGAGATAAAAGGTTATAGGTTTATCATTAATGTGGAGAAATCACGTTATGTTAAAGAGAAATCTAAGATACCTATCACAGTATCTTGGGAAGGTGGTGTCCAACGTTTCAGCGGTCTTTTGGACGTTGCTATCGTTGGTGGTTATGTCGCTAAGCCTTCTAATGGTTGGTACTGTCGTGTTGATAGGGATACTGGTGAGATGGTTGACCCAAAGGTTCGAGAGAAGGACACTCTTCAAGAAGAGTTCTGGAAACCAGTCTTTGCGGGAACAGACTTCGCAGACTTCCTCAAATCACAATACTCAATCGGAAAAGCACAACTAGTTGATATGGAAGAGATAGCAAATGTCGAAGTCTAATAATGAAATTGAGGATATGTTAAGTGAGAAAGTTCACTATGAACTTGTCCCTTCGGATGACCCCCATGGATGGGATGTCCGAATACTAGAAGAGTTTCCCGAAACGGTTATTACTTTTGGTGCAATTAAATTTGAAGGAATTGATGAAAGTGGTGAAGATGGAGAGATTCGATTTGATTTCTCCATTAAATCTACCCCTGATGATAANTTATCAACAGAAGACTTGACATTTCAAGCATTTGTTGGTAAAATACTTAATAGCGTAATAGGAACTGCTATTGCGGAAGGCACTATGATGGCACAAGATAGTGACGGTAAAGTTATGGCCACTGAAGAAACACATGAGGAGTTAGACCAACTATATAATGAATATCAATCTAGAACAGACAGTACTGCGGAATCTACTGACAAATGAACCGTACATGCGGAAGGTACTTCCGTTTATTCAACCTGATTACTTTGACGGAGTCTATAAAGGACTCTTCAAAGAAGTCACTAAATTTGTAGCAAAATATAATAAACTACCTAGTCTTGAATCATTCAAGATTGAAATAGATGAAGCGAACAGTCTACCAGATGANCAATATCGTTCTGCGTTAGACCTTCTTCCCAATATCTTTACTGCGGAATCAGAGAACCTTGAGTGGTTAGTTGAACGCACTGAGAAGTGGTGTCAAGACCGTGCAGTCTATAATGCGGTAATGGAATCTATTGAAATTCTAGATGGTAAACACGCTACGATGCAAAAGAATGCAATCCCTGATGTCTTATCTAAGGCACTAGGGGTTACATTTGATACTAATATCGGTCACGATTATCTACACGATGTCGAACAACGATATGATTTCTATCACGAACAAGAAGAGAGAATACCCTTTGATTTGGATTACTTTAATCAGATTACTAAAGGGGGACTTCCAAACAAAACACTCAACATTGCACTTGCTGGCACTGGTGTTGGTAAGTCTTTATTTATGTGTCACGTTGCTGCAAGTGCTTTAGCACAGGGTAGGAATGCACTTTACATTACTATGGAAATGGCAGAAGAACGTATCGCAGAACGTATCGATGCGAATCTACTGAACGTACCTATTGACCAATTAGAGAATCTATCCAAGACTATGTTTACCGATAAGGTACAACAGATTCAAGCGAAGACTCAAGGTAAACTTATCATTAAAGAATACCCAACTGGTCAAGCGAATACGTCACACTTCCGTGCGTTGTTGAATGAGATGAAGTTGAAGAAGAACTTTGTCCCTGAGATTATCTTTATTGATTACCTGAACATATGTGCATCATCTCGTATGAAAGGTATGGGTGGTGCAATCAACTCTTATTCTTATATCAAGTCTATTGCAGAAGAGTTACGTGGACTCGCAGTTGAGTTCAATGTACCCATCATGTCTGCAACCCAGACTACACGTTCGGGTTATGGTAATGATGATGTTGGTCTAGAGGATACGGCTGAGTCGTTCGGTCTACCCGCAACTGCTGATTTAATGTTTGCATTGATATCTACTGAAGAACTAAATAACCTTGGTAAGATAATGGTTAAACAGTTGAAGAATCGTTACAATGACCCGACACGTCACAATCGATTTACCGTAAAGGTTGACCGTAGTAAGATGCGTCTGGAAGATGATACCGATGAAGAGATGATTCCTAATGACCCTGATAAGGGTTGGGATGATAAACCTGTCTTTGATAATTCGTCTTCTGGAAAGAGAATCAATCAAGAACAGTTCAAAAACTTTAAATTGGAGTAAGTTGTGGATTTAATATGGCCGATTGGGACAGTGGTACTCATGTTTATATCATATTGGGTCGGTAAGATTCATGGATTTGTAGACGGAGAAGAAGAAGGATTTGCAATGGGTGTGGACGCAACCACCCCAGTGATTACTAGAGCAATTCTTAAATGGGTACGTCAATCAAAAGACGTACAAATAAGTGACCCTGAAATACAGGACGTAATTGATAACGTAGAAGTGGAGTGGACAGATGAAGAACCAAGTAAACCTAATAGCAGTAAGTAAACCTTCTGCGATTACTGATTGTAGTACTGCAAGTGAGTTAGTTGCATATACAGCTAGGGTGAGTAATCCTGCTAATCAGAATAATAAGAAGACCGCAAAGAAGTTGGTACAGTATCTCATTAAAGAGCACCACTGGTCACCATTTGAGATGGTGCATATGACTATGGAGATTAAGACTACTCGTGACATTGCACGACAGATTCTACGTCACCGTTCGTTTGCATTCCAAGAGTTTTCTCAACGTTATGCAGAAGCAACTGAGTTTTATCCACGTGAGGCACGTTTGCAGGATACTAACAATAGACAGAACTCAATCGAAACCAATGACAGTGGACTGAAAGAATGGTGGTCAATGGAACAATCCAAAGTACGTAGACAATCAGAGAAATCATATAAAGAGGCACTAGAAAAAGGTATCGCAAAGGAACAGGCACGTGCATTGTTACCTGAAGGTCTGACCGAATCTACAATCTATATGGCGGGTAGTCTTCGTAGTTGGATTCACTACTGTGACCTTAGACGTGCGAATGGTACACAAAAAGAACACATGGAAATAGCACAATTGTGTTGGGACATTCTTTTGGTTCACTTCCCTGAAGTAGGATTAAAGGATGAACCCAAATATCGCATAGTAGATGATGCGGGTGTTGATATTGAAACAGGTAAATTTACAGGATGAGTGAAATAACAATCCGTAACAAGGGTCTACTCAAGACCCTTAACGANACNTTGGATATGTTCTTAGAACACNAAGACCTTTGTACGGAATTGTCGGATAATTTACAGAGAGATGTACCCGTTGAAGAATGGGAGAAATTCTGTAAAGAAGAATACATGCATGAAATGATTGCGAAGGGTGATGAACACCACGGATTNCCNGAAACAGGATTTGGTTTCCAAGTAGCACAAGGTGCGAAACAAAGACCCGATGTATTTGAACCACTGAAGAAATGGACTAAGACTGAACTCCCTATGAGATTTGGTGCAAGGTCAAACTCCCTGACATCCTACTACCCACCTAATGGGTTTGTGGGATGGCATACTAACTGGAATGCATCTGCATATCAACTTATTCTTACATGGAGTGAGAGTGGTGACGGATACTTCTCTTATTATGATAGAAAGTCTGATACGATTATCACTGAACAAGACGTTGCAGGATGGCAAGGTAGATGGTACAGATTTGGTCGTAAGGACGAACCCCAACATCATTGTTGGCACACTGCGTGGACTAACTGTCCCCGTTTCACACTCGCATTCAAATTCCCTTATGTAGTTCTGGGGACAACCAATGAAGAAGGTGCTTTTGATGCACTAACTGATTTCGTGGAAGATTTAGAAACACCTTGACATTTCTATAAACTTCCTGTATAATANTATTATTTACGAGGCACTTATGGACACTATAGATTATAAATATAACGAAGACGAAGCAATACAGGAACTAGCAACCTATATTGAATCAACTTACAACCAACACTATTCCAAAAACAAATTCCAAGCAACCGAGTTCATCATTGATGGTGGACATGGTGATGGTTTCTGTATCGGTAACATAATGAAATATGCACAACGATATGGTAACAAAGATGGTTACAATCGCAAAGACATTCTGAAAGTGTTGCACTATGCAATCATTCAATTACACGTACACGACCATGAAGGCAGATAGTCATGAAGAAAGAACGTATTCCTTTAAAGGGTGGTGCAGAGTATGATGCACTCACCAAGGCACGTAAGTATTACGTGTACCTAACAAACAGTGGTGTTGTTAAGTCAATCAAACGTGGATATAACAAACGATTTCGTAAGGAAGGTAAACGTGAGGTCTTTGATAAGTCCAAGATAGGATACCGTGACGGTGATAATACCTAAAATAATTTCAGAAAAAGCTTGACAAACCGTGCTATTGTTGTTATAATAAGTATATAATCAAGAAAGGAGAGATTATGAAAACATTGAGAAAACACGGGTTATTGGATTGGGACTTTGTCCAACCACTAACATTGTTAACTGTTTTAATTATTATAGGAGAATTGGTATGAGTAATGTGATTGAATATGATGTCTATGAGTCATTTAATAAGAGTGGGTCATGTAGACAAGGTGAGATAACTACNACCTACGANACACTNAANAACCTTTTCGGTACACCGTCTTACACAGACGCAGACCCATATGAGAAGGTATCTTGTGAGTGGGTTCTGAATGTCAAAGTCGAAGACGAAGATGACTACACCTATGAACAGGTTTCCATCTATGCATGGAAGTATGGTAGAATCCCTACCGAAGAATGCCAATGGAACATTGGTGGTTTTAACTACGAAGCAGTTGAGATTGTAGAGTCAATAATTGAATCGGGTGTTGAACCCGCATATAGTGAGGTTGCATAATGTCTAAAATGGGAACATTTATTTACCAAGTACAAGAGGTCGTTGAGAACAACGCCTTAGAAAGTTTCGAAGTCGTAACAGATGCACTGAAGGTGGAGTTCTCTCCAACCCCAGAACTGTTTGACTTCGCAAAAGAAGTTGCCTACGAGCAATACCAAGAAATTCAATCAGATTTACAAACGTATCTCTGATTGGTAATATTAACCTTAACTAAGGAACTATGAGAAAAACATTTCATGATAGGAGACCACAACGTCCTAAACCAAAAGTGTGGCCAAAAGATGGTGCAAGAGAAGTAACCGTAAGAAACGATGATGTCGAAACTGCACTAAAGATTTTTAAGAGAAAAGTCAAGAAGTCTAACATTCTCTTTGATATTAAGAAGAAGGAATTCTTCGAGACTAGAAGAGAAACTAGACGTGCATCCAAACTCCAAGCGATTCGAAGAGTCAAGAAGGTGAGGATGAAAGAACGTGAGTTAGAAGAAAGGATGAAGTTCCGTTACAGATAAGTCACATAATTGTCACACAACTGTAACAACTCTTATAAATATAAATATAGGAGGTAACTTGATGATTGAGTTATGGAAAACATTTAATAAGACTATGAAGTCTGGAAGACTGAATAAGGTAATCAAACTGGTGATTTATGAAAAAACAAAAAAGATTAAAGACCCGATATGCGAAAGTATTGTTTGACAACAATAGTCCTTTTAAACACAAGGTTGTCCCCGATAAAACGAAGTACAACCGCAAAAAGAGTCCCCGCAAAGTCGGGGATTTTTCTTATTGGTCTTTATTTAATTCTCTAAAAGGTCTAACCTTCCCATCATAGAATAACATCTTGTACCATGGAGTATCCCTCTTCATACGTGGAATAGTGTACTCAAACTTCTGACCGTCCTTGTCAATCCAAACAACATGATATCCAATCCATCGTTTTGATGGATACCATTCTGCCCTACCACCATTCACGATAAGATTCTCTAACGTCCAGAAATAACAGTTGTTCTTTTTAGTGAACAGTCGTACTGGCCATGACCAAAAAAACACAATCATTATCGCAAACGTAATCCATTTTCTATATAAATTATCCATATAATTATATATACAGACCGTTATTTGTATAAATAAAGGCATGGATGAGATAGTAATACTAGTCTCCGAATTAGGTTTTCCAATCGCAGCAGCGTGTTTGGGTGGGTTCTTCATGTTCCTTACGTTGAAATATATAATGAACGGTGTTATTGATAAAGTAAATTTTATCAGTAATATGGTTGGAGGGCTTGACAATCGGGTCAAGAATATGAACCATGATATGGTTCGTATGGATACAACTATGTGTGTTGTATTGGGTATCAAACCAGACTTGAATAGGATTAGTAGAGCAGATGGAAAGAATGATGCACGGAGGGACTAACTCGTTGACATTATGGATGTAGTTACAGCCATAAAGGATTTCGGCTTTCCGATAGTTGCCGCATTGGGGATGCTTTACGTCATCTATTTTGTGTGGAAAACAATCACACAACAGGTAGAAGTAAAGTTAGATGATGCACACGTGGTAATAATCGGTCTTATAGACCGTGTAAGAATGTTAGATAATGACATAATTCGATTGCAACAGAAGTTAGACACTGCAATAGAAATGGGGAGAAAACAAAGAGAAGATGAAAAACAAGATTAAAAATTGGAGTATGATGGAGAAGTTTGATGGTGCAGTATTGACCATTGCAATGCTTCTCATGTTGTGTGTGGTGGTTGAAGTCAGTGCCGCACCAAAAGAGCATAAGTTTAAATCGCCTTCGTTTAGTGGTATCAATCAGAGTTCACATTACCTCACGATTGAGAACCAAGAGACATCCAGAAAAGATGCGATTAAACAAGAAATAAAAGACTTAAAAGAACAGTTGGAGAGAGATGCAGAAAATACAACTCTCGCAAAATTTATCAGGAATGTGGAGAGTAGAATTTACTCCACCCTATCTAGACAGATAGTGGACGGTATGTTCGGAGAGAACCCTAGTCCTACTGGTGAATTCAATATCGAGGGTACTGGGATATCATACGTTACAGACGGTGATACAGTAATATTAACAATAACAGATGAGAATGGCAATGTCACGACTATTACTATTCCCCTTGGTGATTTTGGTATCTAGTTGTTCGACTTTAGGTGGTAAGAATTTTGAGATGCCAACACAAGAAGAACCACAGGTTCAGTTCACATTATTGCAACAAGGGTTGATTGATGTATCTAAACCAGTAAGGAAACCGACTGTAGCTGTGTATCAGTTTACAGACCAAACGGGACAAAAAAGACAGAACAGTAGCGGTGGAACATCGTTCAGTTCAGCGGTCACACAAGCACCTTCAGTGTATCTTATTAGAGCATTGAAACGTGCAAGTAACGGAGAATTTTTCCGTGTTGTTGACCGTCAAATTCTCGACCATGTGACGAGGGAACGACAGTTAATACGTCAAACCCGAACCACATATGAGGGTGCAGACTCCCAAAAACTGCCAGCGCTTACTTTTGCTGGCATGATAATTGCAGGGGGTATAGTAGGGTATGATTCTTCTATAGACACGGGAGGTCAAGGTGCTAGAACATTAGGCATTGGTGGTTCTCGTGAATTTAGTGTAGACACCGTTACGGTGAATATACGATTAGTTTCTGTCGCTACGGGTGAGGTGATACTTGATGTTATAACAAGTAAAACCATACTATCTACTGGTTACAGTGGAGACGTGTTTAAATTTATAGAACAGGGTACTCAACTTGTAGAAATAGAAAGTGGAGTTACTTCAAACGAAAGTGTGTCAATTGCTACTCAACGGGCGATTGAACAAGGAGTCCTAGAACTAATTTTGAGGGGAGCTCAAAGTGGTTTTTGGACATTAACTGGAGAAAAGAATGAACGTTAAGACAAAAATTATTGGGTCTATGATGTTCGTAATTAGTACTGTGTACGTGTATGCAGACAATGAAATTTACATTGACCAAGTAGGAAATGGTGCGACTGTAGAAATTATACAAGATGGAAGTGGTAACAAACTTGCTGGTGCAACAACTGGCACAACTAAGTTCCTCATCGATGGTGCGGACATGGATTTCAACGTCAACTTATCTGGTGGCAGTAATAACCTTATCGGGTCTATTATTGGTACTTCGACAGTAGACATCGATATCAATGGTTCTTCGAACGACTTATTGTTTGATGTGGATAAGGATAACTCCTTTGGTGCAACAAATGGTAATTACTTAGTTGATATAACTGGTGGTAATAATGACTTAGACTTTGATTTTGGTTCATTGGATACTGCTAACGATGTTGATTTTGACTTCGTATTAGACGGTGATTTCAATACTGGAGATATCAATATTGATGCTTCAAGCTTGACTTTTAACATGGATGTTGTTTCCGATAACTCTAGCTTGTTATATAATGCAAGTGGATATGACGGACACAATTTTGTTCTGACGGGTACTGGTAATTATTGGGACATNAAAGTGAACCAAGAATCTACTTTACAGTCAGATTCATTGGAGATAGACTATGATGGTTCAGGAACAAGCACGACTGATGCTACTATATGTATTACTCAGTCTGACGGTGGTCTCACAACTACATGCGGAAACTAATTCCGAAGATGTAGGTGCTGTCGATAAGGCAGTNGGTTGGAGACAGATTATCCGTGATTTGGATAAGATTGAACCAAACCAAGGACAAGATGTAATCTCGAAGGATGACCTCCGCACTGGCGAAGGTCGCCTTCAGGTTCGTTTTCAAGATGATTCAAAATTAAGGATGACCGAACACACACGGATTGTGATTGACAATGTAGTGTTTGATGATGACCCAAGCAAATCTGACTTGGCGATGACGTTNGCCCAAGGAACTGCTAGATTCATATCTGGTGGTTTGGGTAAAGTTGATAAAGAAAACATCCGACTCAAAACCCCTACCGCATCTATTGGTATCAGGGGTACAGATTTCACAGTAACCGTTGATGAATTCGGGAAAACTCTNGTGGTACTTTTACCAGACGTGAACGGTATTTCTTCGGGTGAGATTATTGTTTCAACAATGACAGGTGAAGTGGTACTCAATAAACCATTCGAATCCACCACCACAACAGTTGCAGAAACCGCCCCATCCGCACCCGCAATATTAGATTTGACCTTGGATATGTTGAATAACATTATGATTATCAACCCACCCAAGACAATACAGACACAAGAAGAGTTCATGGCAAATGTAAATGCGGTCAAGAACCTCAATCCTTTAGACATAGACTTTCTTGACGAAGACATGTTAGAATCTGCCGAGTTAGAAGAAGACCTCTTAGAGTTTACAGAATTGGATATTAATTATCTGGACGTTGACCTACTCGAAGACATGTTAGACAACTTTGATAGTCTGGGAGAAGAAGTTCTTGAAGAGAGACAGAGTTCAGGTGAGATAAATCTACAGGGTACTGAAGAAGGATTTGATACAGTCACACAGGTTGCGACAGTTATAGAAGGAGACAAGGTAACCTTCAATAGAACAGTAAATGATATTGCAGTAATAACCGTAGATAAGAATGCATTAACCAATATATCAATCGAACAAGACGGTAAAGAACTTGACCCCATACGTGTTAATGGTGTAGAGTCAGAAATCATAATTAAACAATGATATAAATAATACCATGAAAACATGGCACGTACTAGTCACCCTTATTGTCATGGTGACATTAAGATTATTAGACCCCTTCTTATTAGAGAGTGCAAGACTCTCTTTTTTTGATTCTATGCAGAGGACACAACCCGTGTCCGTATCAGAACAAATTGTACTGGTAGATATAGATGAGAAGACCCTAGACAAATTCGGACAGTACCCAATCCCCCGTAAAGTAATGGGGAATGAGGTTGACAAGGTTGAGGGTAGTATCATTGCATTTAATATCTTGTTTTCCGAAGAAGATAGAATGGGTGGAGATGAATACTTTGCAGACATCTTATCATGGAAACAAGCACTTGTTGCAATCACACCATCCAACAGAACCAACACAGACTATCGTCCACCCCGTATCGGTACTGCAACATTTGGTGATAAGGACGCAGAAGACTTCNGACCAGAATTGCCAGGCATGTTGTTTGCACAACCAGTCATCCATGACAATGCATTTGGTTATGGTACGATATCATCTGCACAGGATATTGATGGTATTGTCAGAAGACAACCACTACTAGAGAATTTTGATGGTAGACTATATCCCGCACTTGCANTAGATGTACTCAGAGTTGCCGCAGGGGATTCATCTTATCAGATATCCACGGATGACTATGGTATTCAGTTTGTTCGTATACCACAGTTCAAACCAATTACTACAGATGTAGAGGGTAACGTTACAATCGCATACTGGAATGAGTTCAAGAGATACTCGTTTACAGACCTTGCAAGTATACCAGAAGGTTCAATAATCATCGTAGGTGCGACTTTCGAAGGTTCGAATGTAGTATCCACTCCAATGGGTTCTATGTATCCCCATGACATTCAAGCAAACTTAGTCAAGACAATGATTGATGGTGTAGTTTTAAAACGACAGTCCGAGTATATGGTCTACGAGATTCTTGGAACTGTCATACTTTCTGTCATACTTCTTGCATTCTTAACCATGTCCCCGATTACTGTATCTGGTATGACGTTTGGTGTCATACTCATGGGAACATATTACTTTGCGGTAGATACATTCAGAACACACTTCTTATTGTTTGACCCAGTATTTCCTATAGTGACCATTGTGGTAGTATTTGCACACGGTTCGTTCGTCCAGTTCTACACTCAGTTCAAACAGAAACAGATGATTAAGGGACAGTTCGGTACATACCTTTCACCCGACATGGTGGACATGTTGGCAAAAGACCCNAGTCTCATGAAGTTGGGTGGTGAGAGAAAAGAGATGACGTTCCTATTCATGGACATATGTGGATTCACNCCCATAAGCGAGCATTATAAAAACAAGGACGATGCAGAAGGATTGGTCGCACTTATTAACAATTATTTGAATGAGATGACTAATATTATACTAAATAACGGTGGTACTATCGACAAATATATGGGCGATTGTATTATGGCATTCTGGAACGCACCCTTACCGTGCGACAATCATGCAGAGATGGCAGTTAAATCTGCAATAGAAATAGAAGATAAAACAAATGAACTTCGAAGAAAATATCAAGAGCAGGGCTTACCCCCCATCAACGTTGGAACTGGTATCAATACTGGGACTTGCATTGTTGGTAATATGGGCAGTGAGTCTAGGTTTGACTATTCAGTCATTGGAGACTCCGTCAACCTTGCCGCAAGACTTGAATCAACTGCCGCAAGAGGAGACTACCTTGAATACAAGACCATCTACTCTCGTTTCACAATGGAAAAACTCACCACTATTAATTCGAGACCAATAGGTCAGATTAAAGTGAAGGGTAAGGAGGAGATGATTGATATCTTTACAATGGATAGATAACTTCCTGTCCCCCGAAGAATACTCAGAAGTCCAAGAACTCTCAGACTCTATTCACTTNCATAGTGCAGAAGAGTATGCAGACAAATACGGTGATAGTAAAGACCCAAACCCCAAGATTAACTTTAATTGGAGGGGATGGCAAAACTGTAAACGTAGTGACAATCTGGTAGAGTATCTGGACAATGTTACTGAGAAGATAAACGATGCATTTGATTGCAGGGTCAGTAGACTTGAATTCTTCAATCACCCCCTAGAAAACTTCCCAGAATACGAACCATCTCCCCCACAACATATCGATGCACGATTCGATTTTTCTGGTGTCTTATACCTAGACCACGGTGATATAGGACTAGGTACTACAGTAGGTGACCAGTATGTTGACTGGAAACCCAATCGTCTGATAACCTTTGATGCATACACTCCCCACAATCCCCACTTCGGTGGTATAGACCGTAAGGTTCTCACTTTCTTCTCTTATAAGAAAAAGTTCTAAAAACTCCCCCTCTTATTCCATATTAATCTACTTATTATCAAAATAAGTGTTGACGAAACCTGTCCAATAGACTATAATGTATATGTAAAGTCGAGTTGAGAGAGAGAAAGTTATGAAGAAAGTTATCAAATATGTACTGCGAGACGTTGTCAATGATGGTCTAATTAACTGTAAGATGTTCGACACTATGGTTGATGCGTTTAAATACCGTGCGACCTATCTTGAAGATGGTACTGCTTGGGTTGACCAAGTGGAGGTGAAGTAATGAATAACGAAACGTTTGCAGGATGGATTGCTTTCTATAACAATAAGAGAGTTGAAATAAAGAAGACTGAAGCTTGTGACCTTTATGGTGCAAAACAGTTAGCGATTCAACTTATGAAAGTTCCTAAGAGCAAGACAGGTCTTCTTGCTATTGCTCCCGCTTATAACGATTAAAAGAGAGAAGAGATATGGCACTTGCCCCNATGAATGTTGAANNCGTATTAGGTGAGTTCACTGAGAAAGAGTTTGGTAACTACTTCCACTACTCAGAGAACCCCGATAGAAAAGAAGGGTGTAAGGATTGGTGTTGTTTTCCCCACCTCGTATGGGTTGGCGGTCTAGACTTTCAGTATCGTTATGCCAAAGTCAAAAAGACTGTTGCTTACGTTGTGACTGGCGAAGATGGATACGGTAACCCCGTCATCGAAAAATGGTTTCTTAAAAAGAAAGTGGAGTATGTTGTATGATTAATGAAAATGGTATTGAAGTAATCCCTACCCATATAGGTGGACTGTGGAATATAACTCATGACATGGCGGTAATGGAAACCGATGTCAATGAATACTTCTACAATCCTGAGTTGGACAAGTTTGGTAACAAGGATGACTGGGTCTGCAAAGACGGTTGGGAACGTATCATCGTATCCAATTATCTGACTGCACAAGAAGTTGACAAAATCTTTTTCAAATTATTTCCAAAAAAGGCTTGACAAACCCTGCTATTGTTGTTATAATAAGTGTATGTTAAATAAGAAAGGAAAAGAAATGATTGAAGAAAAAATGATAAACGGAATAATCGGGACGCACCTTGCGACTGATACCCCTGTTATACTCCCTTTGAACTACAAAGAGATGCAACTTGCATTGGGTTCAAGTGGAACTGAAGAAGTCCAAGGGAATGTCAATGAATTATGGGACTTAATGTGCAATGCAGTTCTTGAGAGAACTGGTACTGAAATTATTGGTCAAATTGAAATTGATTACATCGTTGTTGACGGTGTAAAGAAGACTTTCCACTAGGAGGATTATTATGGGAATTCACGTAANTATTTACAAACAATCAAGGGACGANGATTTCTTCCTTGGAGATAACGACTGCACCAACGGTGGTGAGTCTAGTTATGCAAAAGGTTTTTGTGTGGTAAACGCAGAAGGGCCATTTGAACCGTGTGAGGACTATCCTGCCGCAGAACTCGTGGTTGCAGAACCAATCGGTGGTAGAAAAATTCTAAGATTGATTCCAGTTTCCAAGAAAGGAAAGTGGACTATGTTCGGTGGGAACTATGCGGGTTGTTCAGACTCAAGGTTCTCAAGACTTTGTGACCAACTACTCGGTGGTACGTTCTACGGTGCGGTTGCAGTTCACGATAGGGTGGAAGGATGAAGGGTTATAAAAAAGGTACTCTGTTACAGGAGTACTTCTTGAACCCGCACTTCAAACCTACGAAGAAAGAAAAGAAGGAATTAGAAACTTTTTTTCAAAATAAGCAAAATAAAGCTTGACAATTCATGTACTTGTTGTTATAATAAGTACTTAATAAACAAAATATTGAAAGGAAATATATTATGATTAGTATGACACTAAAACAGGAACTCCTCAACCTAGATTCCACAACGGAATTGAATGAGGTAATTGCATTCGCAAAGGATGTAATCGCAACAAAGGCAAAATCATCGATTACAGTCGGTAGTAAAGTCTACGTTGTTCAGAAGACCAAGAAGACTCTTGGTGAAGTAATCAAAGTAAATATCAAGAAGGCGATTGTTATGTTGCCTGAAGGTAGATACTCTGTTCCATTAACTATGTTGGAGGTGGCGTAATGAGTCATGAAGTAGAAATAATAGATGGTCAAGCACAGATGGCATATGCGGGTGAACTCCCGTGGCACGGTCTGGGTACTAAAGTTGCGAGTGACCTTGCACCGTCTCAAATAATGCAACAGGCAGGACTTGATTGGTCTGTCGAAAAAGAGACTATGACCACTGCAAGTGGTGTAGAAATTGAAGGTAAAAAAGCACTGGTAAGGTCTTCGGACAATAAGGTGTTGGATGTAGTTGGTGACAACTGGAATCCAGTCCAAAACAGTGAGGCATTTGAGTTCTTCTCAGAGTATTGTCTTGCGGGTGATATGGAAATGCATACTGCGGGTTCACTGAAAGGTGGTCAAATGGTATGGGCACTTGCGAAAGTCAAGGAATCATTCGATATCCTTGGTGGTGACCAAGTCGATTCATATCTCTTGTTCTCAAACCCACACAAGTATGGTAAAGCAATTGATGTTAGATTCACTCCAATCAGAGTAGTATGTAACAACACATTGTCCATGTCTTTGGGTCAGAATGTTGCAAACTCTGTATCACTTAACCACAGAACTGCATTTAATCCTGAGTCAGTAAAACAGACAATGGGTATTGCACACGAGAAATTCGCACAGTACAAAGAGACTTGTGAGTTCCTTGCGTCCAAGAAGTTCAACATGAACTCATTGATTCAGTACTACAACGAAATCTTCCCAAGAACCTATCAAGGTAAACAGGAAGTGAACGTTAAGGACTACAATGACTTGACTAACAATGCACAGAAAGCGTTTTCATTCTTGGAGACACAACCTGGCGCTAAGTTTGGTGAAGGTTCATGGTGGTCTGCACTTAATAGTGTGACCTACCTAACTGACCACAAGATGGGAAGGGAAGCAGATTCAAGATTGACTTCTGCATGGTTTGGTGCGAATCAAACTAGGAAGGTGAAAGCAGTTGAGAAAGCAGTAGAGTTCGCACTCGCATCTTAATTAACTGATATATAATCGGGTAGGGGAGAAATCCCCTACCTATTTTTCATAGGAGAAAAAAATGGTAGAAGGTTTTGATACAAATGATGTTGTTGCAGTAATGTGTAACAGTGGAGAATATGTTGGTAAGTATGCCGCAATTCAAAAGACTGCACAAACAGTTACAATTGAAGACCCACGAATGGTCGTAAGTAACGAACAAGGTTTAGGATTTGCACATGGTATTTGTGTAACTGGTGAGGCAGATGTTAAGTCTGTTGATATATTCCATTCAAGTATTTGTTTTGTCACTAAAGTTAACGATGACTTGCGTAAAGCATATATTAAAAACACGAGTGGACTTATCGTCTAATGAAACGTAGGATTCTATGCATAGATTACGGTCTATGCAATTTCCACAATCTTAGAATACTAGCTGAGTCTGGACACAAAGTCTTTGTGACCAACGGTATGCCTAAGCACCCCCATAGAGTCCCAAAAGAATATTACAAATCACTGGGTATCACTTTACTAGATAACCCCGATGTTACCGAACGTGAAAGTGTTGCACGTAAATTTGTAGAAGATAATGGTATCGATACTATTATCAATTCTTGGCCTATGTACCCTGTCCCACCAAAATGGAGACGGGAACTAGACTATATTGGACTCAGTGAAGAGTCTGCATGGTTAGAATGTCGCAAACACTGGACTAGAGGACACATCGAAAAACTCGGAGTTAAACTTCCAAAGTTACTATCCGAACTTCAAATACCTTGTGTTGTTAAACCAATAGAGACAAGTGGTGTAGCTGGCGACAGTGCATCAATTGTTCTTACCGAAAAGCATCGTCAGTGGGTTATCAACAATCAACCAGATTACTATATTGAGGAATACATCTCGGATAACATTGAGACTAATGTCGAGTTTGTAGTCTCTGGTGGTAAGTGGTCTATCTACCATCATCAACAAGTGATGGGTGAAGACACTGCAAAGATGGCGGGTGGGTTTACTCACTGGACTCGTTTTGCGGGATACGACAAACTGTCTGACAAACATCGTGACATGACACTAGAGAATGCGAAGACTATTCTGGACTGGGTGGTGACACTGGGTGGTGACTATATTGGTCAGATTACTGGTCTTATCAAGGATGACGAGTGGTACTTCTGTGAGATAAACGTCAGACCAGAACAGTCAAACAGTATGCCCTACTTCATTACTGGGGACGAATGGTTGGAATCAATGCATGGGAAACCTGAGATAATCGGGGACTCATATGGTGAAGTTCAGAANGTGATTGTACAACCAGAATCTCAAGATGTCCCATATCCCTTTCATTTACATGAGAAGTATGGGGTCAATATCCCCTGTGGATTAGACATCATTGCAGGGAAACATAGACTATCCCGTCAGTTTAGAGACAGGTCACCTACAGGATGTATCGGAATTATCATCATTGACCGTGAAATACCCCAAGATTTCATCGATGAAATTGAAAATAATTCCAAATATTCTGTAAGTCATTGTTTTCTATAGGAATCTTATTTTCAAAATAAGTTGACAAACCCTGTTCAGTTTGGTATAATGTACATGTAAACTGAGAAAAGGAAATGATTATGGCGATGGGAAACTATGTTCAACCAGAAGAAGTCTTCGTTGGAATCGTTGGTGGTAACAAATACCAACGTGAAATAGTTCAAAAGGTTGCAGATTACTGTGTTGCTAAAATGATGCCAAGGATGCGTAAACTCGAAGTCCTGATTACTCTGAAGAGTCTGAAGTCTGAGGGTGTTGAAGGTTGGTGTATGCAACAAGATGACCGATTGTTTGACCTTGAGGTTGAAAAGAATCTGAGTCTCAAAAACTTAATCACTTGTGTTTGTCACGAGATGGTTCACGTCAAACAGTATGCACGTAAAGAGATGGTTGACTACTACGACAAGAAAGCACAGAGTCGTAAGATTCGTTGGAAAAGAACTGTGTATGGTTACGGTACTGCATATGCCCGTCAACCTTGGGAGAAGGAAGCATTCAAGATGCAAGAAACTCTCTGTGAAGAAATTTGGGAAAAGGGAGTTATATAATGGAACAATTGAAAATGCGTTACGAAACCTACTTGTTGAAACACAAGGCAAAACAGAATCGTGGTGCGAAGTATTCTCGTGATACTGAGAGACTAAAGACCTACAAATCAGAGTGGGCATTCCAATCTCGTGCAGAGATTCCTGATTTCAAAAACCTCACAGATGCACAGAATTTCGCAAATAAACTCTACAAGAGTAAGACGTGGATTAAATTGTGGAAGAAATCTGTCGAAGAAGATGTTGGTAAAATCTTTAGTGGTCAACCCCAAGTAGTTGGTATGTCACGTAGAAGTAAGACAATGTCTGGATACACTAACGGTACTACCGTTACACTTTGTCCTACTACTGGGATGAACAAGTATGTACTGTTACATGAACTTGCACACTGTCTCGGACATATGCACCACGGACGTTCGTTCCGTCAATGCGTCCTGAGTCTGGTTGGTGCATTTATGGGTGCAAAAGAGAAGAAGATTCTCAAGGAAGAATTTAAGAAAAAGAAACTGGCCTGCGGTGAACCTCGTAAACCAATGAGTTACGAGAACTGGGTTGCGTCAGTAAGACGAATGGAGAAAGTACGTGGCGAATAAATCAAAAGACCAAGCTGACAAAATCGAAGCAATGATGAAGGAAGCACATAAGACCTACAAATCAGAGTTTGTGAATGCAAGTATTGATGAGTCAAATATAAAAATAA